TTCCTCAGTATAGCGCAGGAGGGGGTGGTGGTATTGCTGCGGTAGTCGATGACACTACACCACAGCTAGGCGGTGACTTAGATTTGAATACCTATGATGTCACAGGCACAGGCAACATAAACATCACAGGCACAGTAACATCAAATGATTTTATTGGTGACTTGAATGGAGCAATTCGTTTCAATGCCAAGAACGAAAGCGGAGCGACATTACTAAAAGGTAAAGTTGTTTCAATTACAGGAGTAAGCGGAAACGAAACGCTTGTAGATTTAGCCGATGCAGATGATGCTACTGCAAGACCAGCATTCGGTTTGGTTTATGCTGATGCGAATAACAACGCAGCCTGTGAAGTAGTGACTTTAGGAAACTTAACAGGTCTAAACACATCAGCATTTACTGAAGGTGATACACTATACGTTTCAACATCAGCAGGTGAGTTGACAGCTACACCACCAAGCGGTGAGTCAGCAGACATTCAGAACATCGGTAGAGTCATCAGAAGTCACGCAAGCGCAGGCATCATCAAAGTAGGTGGAGCAGGCAGAGCAAACGCAACACCAAATCTTGACTCAGGAAAGATGTTTCTTGGAAACGCATCCAACCAATCGGTATCTGTTGCAATGTCAGGTGATGTGACCATCGACAATACAGGCGCAACAACAGTAGGCACTATCAATTCCGTAGCGGTTGCCACAGTCACAAGCGGTGCAGCATTAGGGGCAACAGCAAACCAAGACTCAACAGCGACAATATTAGCTGGAGATTTGACAGGCACAGTTAATAGCGTAGCAGTTGCCACAGTAACATCAGGAGCAGCACTTGGGGCAACATCGGTGCAGCCAAGCGACAACGTATCAACGCTAACAAACGATGCTGACTACCTACCATCTGACCCAACAGGAGTGACAGGCGCAGATGTCATCACTAACATTATGAGTTTGACACAAGCGGAATACGATGCCATTGCAACACCTGACGCATCAACGCTTTATATAATTACTTAATATGCCGATTAAATTAGGAAGCACAGACATCACTACGCTAAAACTGGGAAGCACAGATGTATCTCAAGCATACTTAGGCTCAACAGCGTTGCTATCTTCGGGTTACGATTTTGGAAACGCTTTACAATATGATGGAGTCAATGACTACTGCAGCTTACCATCTAACTTAACAGTCGCTGCATCTAGCACAGAGTTTACTATTTCGCTTTGGATGAATCCCTTAACCAATAGTGAAAATGGACAATTTTGGGTTTTGGAAAATAGCACCTTGAAAGATATGTGGTTCTTTTATCCAACAGTTACTTATTTCAGATTGAATGGAAGCGGCAATCAAAACATTTGGAGTTATGGCTATAATACAGAAGGACACACAGGAACTTGGCATCACTACGTCTTAACACGAGATAGCAGTAATGTTATTGAAATGTACGTTGATGGTGTAAAGCAAACAAAATCCACAAGCAATACCAATTCTGCTAACTTTCAAATGATTAGTGTTGGAAACAGAAATAACAACACAAAGCATTTCAAAGGCAAAATGGATGATTTCATTGCGGTTGGCGGTTATTGCGCAACACAACAAAATGTGACTGATTTGTATAATTCAGGCGCAGGTGTAGACCCTACTACCATATTGACTTCAGGCGTTTTGGCTTATTGGAATTTCAATGAATCAACAGGCTCAACAGCAAGCGACTCTTCAGGTAATGGAAACAACCTAACACTTAACAACTTCACAGGAACTTATTGGGTAGCACACTAATGAAGAATCACTACGGATATATCACAGACAACACTTACATCGTACCTGACACAGCAATCACTTGGGATTTTGTAAGATACAACGAAGACCAATCAACTACCAGCTACACAGGCATAGAAAGTACGGAAGCAATAGATGACAACAAGGTCACAATGTTCGCGACACCTGATGCTTTCAATAATTGGAAGTACGAATTTCAACCTGAAGAAGAAATATAAATGAGCAACATCACGGAAGAAGGCGAAGCGTTCGCAGAAATGCTACGCAAGGCAGAAGAACTTGACAAAACCAAGCAAGTAAAACCACAGGAATGCAGCCTTGATGACGAGGATTGCGAGGCTTGCGGAAGTTGAAAATCTAACACTTTCTCGAAATTACGTTTATACAGTATGGAAAATTCTGTATTAAATCAAATCAAGACTTTGCTCGGCATCGAAATCAAGCTAGAGCAAATGACTCTTGAAAACGGCACAGTTCTCGAAGCTGAGAGTTTCGAAGCTGGTGAGGCAGTTTTCATCGTCACAGAAGATGGTCAAGTGCCGTTACCTGTTGGTGAGTATGAACTGCCCGAATCTAGAGTGCTAGTCGTATCTGAAGAAGGTGTGATTGGTGAAATGAAAGCAATGGAGGAAGAGCCTGTTGCTGAAGAAGAAGCTGTCGAAACTAAAGAAGTTGAGGTTGAGGCAAGTGAAGAGCCAAGCTATGTGACGAAGGAAGACTTCGAGGCAGCTATTGGCGAAATCAAATCAATGCTTTCTGAGACTGTTAAAGAAGAAGTCAAAGAGGAAGTAAAAGAAGAGGTTGAATTATCATCTGATGATATGCCAGCCGCAAAGGCAATTATGCCAAACCCTGATAAAGAATCAGGTAAATCATTCAATTTTCATTCAATCAAATTTGGAGGTACTGAATCAAGAGTGCTTTCTAAAATAGCTAACATCAAAAAATAAAAAATGGCTACAACTACAAATATTACTACTACCTACGCTGGAGAAGCAGCAGGTCAGTATATAAGTGCTGCTCTATTGAGCGCAAGCACTATCGAAAATGGCGGCATCACAGTTCGCCCCAACGTAATGCAAAAAGAAGTAATTCAGCGAATTGACGTTGATGCTATCGTAAAGGATGCAACTTGCGACTTTACACCAACATCTACTGTTGACCTAACCGAAAGAATCTTGACAGTCGAAGAGGCTCAAGTAAACCTTCAGCTTTGTAAGAAGGACTTTGTAACAACTTGGGAAGTTGCACAAATGGGTGCTAATTCAGGAGATGTTCCTTCTTCACTTGCTGACTATATGATTGGTCACATCGGTTCAAAAGTTGCTCAGAAGATTGAGCAGAACATTTGGTCAGGAGTTGCTGCTAATCAAGGTGAGTTTGATGGACTAGCTGTTCAGCTTGCCGCTGACGCTGCTCTTCCTGCTGCTCAAGAAATTACTGCAATCGCTGGAGGTATTGACGCTGCTAACGTAGCTGCTGAAATGGCGAAAGTAGTAGCTGTAATTCCTTCTGCTGTATATGGCAAAGAGGATTTAAAGCTATACGTTTCTAAAAATGTATACAAGGCATATATTGAGCATTTAGCTGGATACGCTGCTGCTGGAGTAGGTGCTAACGGATACGAGAACAGAGGTTCAAACCAGCGTTTAGTTGACTTGTTCTTTAACGGAATTCCTGTATTCGTTGCTGAAGGATTGACCGATAACAAAATGGTAGCTGCTCAAACTAGCAACCTTTTCTTCGGAACATCTTTACTCAGCGCAATGCAAGAAGTTAAGCTACTTGATATGGCAGACATTGATGGTTCTAATAACTTCAGATTTGTTGCTAGATTTTTTCAAGGATGCACCTATGGCGTTGTGGAAGATATATGTCTCTACGCTTAATTTAATACTAACCAAAATTGGGGCAGGTGAGCGATTGCTTGTCTGCCCTTTTTTTTTAAATAAAAAATAGATATGAGTTGCGATATTACAGCAGGACGAGTTGAGCCTTGCAAAGACGCAGTAGGTGGTATTAATAACATCTACATTTTTAATTACGCAGACTTGCCCGAATCAGCATTCACATTTGATGCTACAGACACAGATGTGATTGATGTATTGGGTTCAAGTTTAACTGCGTACAAGTACGAATTGAAAGCGACAACTAATACGCTTGAGCAGACCATCACAGCAAGCCGAGATAACGGAACAACTTTCTTTGAGCAAGCCTTGAATATCACCTTGAAAAAGATGACTAAGGAAGCCAACAAAGAGTTGAAATTGCTTTGCTATGGTAGACCAAAAATCTTAGTTGAAACCAACAACGGAGATTTGTTGCTTTGCGGTCACGAACACGGACTTGATGTGACAGGCGGTACGTTTGCCACAGGCGGTGCGTTAGGTGATTTGAATGGTTACACATTGACGTTCTCAGGAAGCGAGAAAGTTCCTGCTAACTTTTGTATTCCAGCGACAGGAACAACGATTGCAGATAAGCTAACCAATTTAGGTATTACTTCAATAGTCACCAGCTAATAATTAGCAAAGGTGATTAGAAAGGGCTATCCAATGTGGGTAGCCTTTTTTATTTGGAACAAAACCTAAAAATTTCGTTTATAGTATATGGTAATCTTAACCACATCAGCAACGGCTCAATCGTTCCAAGTCATTCCGCGATTTGAGCCGACAGGAAATGTAGATGTAACTTTCACAAGTGAGCAACAAAACAAGCTGACACACACTTTTAATTTAGCAGCTACTTACTTGAACGGCTACTTAACTATTACAAATACATTTTCTCCTGTGCTGGTGGATGGTCAGAACTACATCATTGAAATAAAAGATGGCGCAGAACTTTGCTTTCGAGGCAAAGCATACATCACAGACGATACTGACTTTGCAAAATTTAGCATTAACGAGAATGTGTTTACGGAGCAGTCATCTAATAACGAATTTGTCATAATATGAGCAGCAACATTAGCCTAGTGCAACTAGGTAAGTACACAACGCCTGAGATTAGCGAGAACAAGCGCGACAAATGGGTAGCGTATGGCGCAGATAATAACTACTATCAAACGCTCATAGATGCCAAAGAATCGCCTACCAATAGCGCGTTAATCAATGGCATCAGCGATATGATTTATGGGCGAGGATTACACGCCACAAACGCTGCAAAGAAGCCTGACGAGTATGCTATGATGGTTCAGCTATTCAGCGAGGATTGTATGCGCAAGATATGCGATGACTTTTACACTTTCGGTCAAGCTGCTTATCAGGTAATCTATGATACTGCACACACGAAGGTGATGGAGGTAGCACATATGCCAATCCAAAACTTGCGACCTGAGAAGATGAATGAGGAAGGTTACATTGAGGCATACTACTACTGCGATGATTGGGCAAACGCCAAACGTAACGATGAGCATCAGCGCATACCTTGTTTCGGTAAAAGCAAAGAAGGTCTTGAGGTTATGGTCATTAAGCCATACAAAGCTGGGTTTCATTACTTTTCACCTGTCGAATATCAGTCAGGCTTAGACTACGCATTCGTTGAAATAGAACTTGGGCAATTTCACCTTAATAACATATACACTAGATTCTCAGGTAGCACTATAATCAACTTCAACAATGGCATCCCTGAGGAAGACCAGCAACGGATGATTGAGTCTAAAATCAAGGACAAGTTCACAGGCACAGAAGGTGACAGCGTAATCGTAGCTTTTAACGATTCGCAAGAAACAGCAGCGCAGATTGAGTCTATTAGCCTACCTGACGCACACAACCAATACCAATTCATATCTGAGGAAGCAAGCAAAAAGATAATGGTATCGCATCGCGTTACTTCGCCTTTGTTATTTGGTTTGCCACAAAACGGAGGACTTGGTTCAAACGCTGATGAGATTAAGATGGCAGCTTTGTTATTTGACAACACAGTTATCAAGCCAATGCAGCGAGTCATCATTGAGTCAGTAAATGCTATCTTATCATTCAATAACATCAGTTTAAACACCTTCTTCTTGACAAGTCAGCCGCTTGAGTTTAGTGAGATGGAAATCGAAGAAGTTGACGAGGACACGGCACAGGAAAAGACAGGTATTGAATTATCACAACAAGATTTTGATGATGCAGAAATGCTTGATGCTTTACAAGGTGATAAGATGGATGATGAGTGGGAGTTAGTTGATAGTAGAGAGTGGTCAGAAGATAACGAGCCGATTGAGCAATGGGCGAATAAATCTATTCAATTAAGTGCTTGGCAGAAATTTAATAACTACATCACTTCGTTTCCAAGTAAAGAGTCGCAGCTTGATAAAAGCTACTACAAGGTTCGTTATTCATACGAGGAAAAGTATTCAAAAGGCAAGAGCAGAGATTTTTGTCGCAATATGATGAACCGAAGTAAACGAGGGGTGGTTTATAGACTAGAGGACATTGATAAAGCGTCAAGAAAAGGTGTGAATAAGTCTTTTGGACATAACGGACAGCCTTATGATTTGTTTCGTTTTAAAGGTGGCAGCTTCTGCGGACATTATTGGCAGGAGAATCTGTATAAACTAAAACAAAAAAAAGATGGAGAATACGTTGAAGATAAAGCGTTAAGTTCATCTGAAGAAGTAGAATCAATACCAAAGTCATATCGCCCAACACCAAGAGGCAGAAAAGATGCAGCAAAAGCACCAAGAGATATGAACAATAATGGTCGTTATCCAAGTTAAAAATGGCAAAAGCACTACTAATCAAGACAGATGATGTACTGAGGTATTCAAATCTTTCCTCCGTAGACAGCGACAAATATATACAGTATATAGCTATCGCACAAGATATGCACATCCAGCGTTTGCTGGGTACAGACCTGCTTGAGAAAATACAAGCCGACATCATTGCAGGTACACTTGCTGGCAACTACTTATCACTTGTCACCGATTGGGTAAAGCCTGCGTTGATACATTGGTCATTGGTTGAGTTTCTGCCAATGGGAAGCGT